ACCCTCGCCGAAGCCAAGCTGAATCTGCGCGTTGACCAAACGGCGGAAGACAGTTTGATCACCGCGCTGATCAAAACTGCGCGGCAGGCCGCAGAACACCGCAGCAACACAGCGCTGATCACGCAAACGCTTGACTATTACCTGGACCGATTTCCCTGCTGGGAAATCGAACTTCCTCAAGGGCCGCTGCAAAGTATCAGCAGCATCACCTATGTAGATACGGCTGGCGCCACGCAAACCCTGAACAGCGCCGAATACCTGGTTGACGTCGCCCACGAACGCGGCCGCCTTACGCCTGCATTCGGCAATGTCTGGCCCGCCACGCGCGAACAGATCAATGCCGTAAAAATCCGTTACATCGCCGGCTATGGCGTTGCCGCCGCCGTTCCTGGCGAAATCAAACAATGGATGCACCTGGCGATTGCCACCTGGTTTGAAAACCGCGCCGCCATCCTGACCGGCGGCACCGTCGCTGATCTACCCGCAGACTTCTTCGGCCACCTGCTCGGCGCGCATCGGGTCTGGCGTTTCGGCTGACATCGCAAAAAAGGAAACCCCATGCCACTACTCAATGCTGTCACCACAACCGGGGCAGGCGCCGCTGTAATCGTCAACCAGCACAACCGCACCTTCCAGGCCACCGGCGACACTACTTCCGGCGCCGGTGCGGCAACCATCGCCATCGAGGTCAGTAACAATGCCACCAACTGGCTGCTGCACGACACCATCGCGCTGACGCTGTCCACCACCCCGGTCAGCGCCGGAATCGAGATGGACGCACCGTGGACTTATGTGCGCGGAAACGTGACCGCCATCAGCGGCACCGGCGCGGCGGTCTCTTTATATATGGGGGTTTGAGATGAGCACCGCATCAAACAACGGCATTGGCCGTAGTGGCACTGGTCGCTGGAAAAAAATCATTCATCCGACCGGCCAGTCACTGATATCAGGGATTTTCAGTGAAAGCGTCACCGGTGTTCCGATACCTTCTGGCGTATCGGAGCTGGTCTGCGACCTGGTCGGGGGCGGATCAGGTGGCGCCGGGGGTGGAAGTCATGCCAACAATGCCGCCGGCGGTGGCGGTGGCGGATCGGGCGCGGGATATATTAATACGTTGATTGGCATCCCGACTGATGCGGTGACGATGGATATCTCCATCGGTGCGGGTGGAGCTGGTGGAGCGGCAGGGGCATCCGGAGGCAATGGCGGTAATACCAGTTTGATTTTCCGGAATGCTGCGGGTACAGCGCTAAAAACGCTGGTTGCGGCGGCAAATCTAAATGGCCCGACTGCCGGTGCGACAGGCGCGACAGGTAACGCAGCAAATGGCGGCAATGGCGGCAATGGCGGCGGAAACATGGTGAGCGCCGTAACCGGTACGTCCGGCAGTGGCGGGAACTCATCGAGTTCCGTATTGCAGCGCGGCTGGGGTAGTTTGATCGGATGTTCTGGCGCGGCCGGCGGTGGTGTTTCATCCGGCAATGTGGGCGCCAATGGCGGTACGGTTGGCATTGGCATTGGCCTGTTTTTAGCCTCGGCTGGAACAAGCATCAGCGCGGCTGGTACATACGGCAGCGGCGGATATGGAAGCCCCTCCCCATTGCTACGCAACACGCCTGATCTTAGCGCTGGTGGTGCGCCTGTTGCGGGTAGTGTTGGTGGTGCGGGCCAATCGGCTGGCGCTACTGAATTCGGCGCGGGTGGCGGTGGCGGCGCGGGTGGAACCACAGGCGGTGCTGGCGGCAATGGCGCGGCCGGCTGCGTCATCCTCCGCTATCAGGAGTAACAGCATGGATATCTCCATTTTTTCCCCGGACGGCACGACCCGACTCGGCGTGATCGTCGCCGATCTCTCCACTGCGCAGGTGCTCAACCCCGGCATGTTGTGCGTGCCGCGCGGGACTGGCGCGGACCTGACCGCTATCGACCCGGTGCAGTCTGGGTCGCAGACCACTCGCCGCATCCCGGCGAGTGATTTTCGTGATCGCTTCACACCAGCAGAGTTGGCTGGCGTCTCGATGCTGGCGTATTCGGGCGACGGCGATGTCGTCGCGCAGTTGCTGCTGCTCAAGGTTGCGACTAATCGAGATGGTATTGATCTGGACTCACCCGAGACGATAGGCGGGGTCGATTATCTGATCTCAAAGGGCAAGCTGGCCGCGACCAGAAAAGTGGAAATACTGGGGTAATGAAGCAGTTTTTGATGGCGCTCGACCAGGCGCTGAATTGCCTGGTGCGCATCGAGGGCGACGACAACAATGGCTGGGGCATGGCCGATGAATTGCTGTCTGCCCGCGCATGGCGCTGCTGGCTGCAAGGGTTGATCTCTGACCGGTTGTATCGGGCGATTGATGCGCTGTTTTTCTGGCAGCCGCATCATTGCTACAACGCCTGGCGCGGAGAGTTCTCCCGGGCACAGATGCCGGGGGCGTATCGACTAGTCACACACCAACCCGCTCCGGCGGGTTTTTTTACGCCTGAACAACGCCCATGATCCCCGCCGGAAAACTTCGCCACCGCGTCACCCTGCAAAGCAAAGGCACCACCCGTGACACCTACGGCGGCGAGACGATCACCTGGGTCGACCTCGCCACCGTCTGGGCAGATTGCTCACCGCTGTCTGGCCGCGAGTATCTGGCCGCCCGTGTCGAAGTCGCCGAGACGATCATCAAAATCCGCATCCGCTGGCGTGCAGATGTTTCCACCACTACCCGCGCCGTCTGGGATGGACGTACCTACGACATCGAAGCCGCGCTGGATACGGGCGGCCGGCATGAAGAGCTGGTGCTGATGTGCAAGGCGGTGGCGTGATGCAGTTGACTGTACAAATGAGCGGGCTGAAAGAACTGGATTCCGCCCTCAAAGACCTCGACAAGAAGCTCGCCACCAAGATTGCCCGTCGCGCCGTGGCCAAGGGCGCTGGCGTTATCCGCACCGAAGCCCGCACCCGCGCCAAGGCTCTGGGGCTGGTGCTCTCCGGCGCCATGGTCAAGAACATCGCCCTGAAGCGCGAGCCCAAGACCCCGCGCACCCGCACCGAATACCACGTCGGCGTGCGCCACGGCGCGCAGGCCAGGAACGCCAAGAAGGTCATTGGCAAGAAGCAGAACGGAAAACTAAGCGTCACTTACGAAAACGATCCCTATTACTGGTGGTGGGTTGAATTCGGCCACCGCATCGTGCCGCGCAAGTCGGCGACAACGGGCGGTTCAATTACCAAACGCCGCCGGTCCGCCACCCAGACCGTCCCCGCCAAACCCTTCCTGCGCCCGGCCTATGAAGCCAAGCGCGAAGCCGCCGCGCAGATGATCGCGGACACCCTGCGCACGGAACTCCTCAAGGCCCGCTGATGATCGCTGACGAACTTTATACGGCCCTCTCTGCAGTGGTCGGGGGACGGGTTTACCCGCGCCTGGCGCCGCAAGCTGCCGCCGCGCCCTACATCGTCTATTGGCACGTCGCCATTGGCGAAGATGCCGCCTATCCGATTGGCGTTGGATACAACCGATACCGCATCCAGGTGGAGGCCTATGCCGCCAGCTATGCCGCCATCGTCACCCTGCGCGGCCAGATCCACACCGCCATCCAAGCCATGCCGGAACTGATCGAAACCGGCATCGACTTCGAATCCGAACCCGACCCCGACACCGGCCACTTCGGCTGGGTCTTCGATTTCACCTTCCGCCTGCGCGGCTGAGCGCAACTACCCTGAAAGGAAAACATCATGGCACTGAAAATGCGTAAGGCCGTCCTGCTGGCCAAATCCGAAGCCGCCTACGGCACCGATCCCGTCCCGACCGGCGCGGCCAATGCCATCCTGGTGCGCAACATGAGCGTGAACCCGCTTGAATCCGAGTTTGTCGGGCGAGACCTGATCCGCCCCTACTTCGGCAGCTCCGAGCAGTTGCTGGTTGGGTCGCACGTCAAGATCGATTTTGAAATCGAACTGGCTGGCAGCGGCACCGCCGGCACGCCGCCGGCCTGGGCGCCGGTGCTCAAGGCGTGCGGATTCACCGAAGCCGACACCGCCAGCGACGATACCTACACGCCGAATTCAAATTCGACCTTCGTTGCCGGCGATAGCGTCACGCTGTACTACAACCTGGACGGCGTGCTGCACAAGATCACCGGCGCGCGTGGCGATGTCAGCTTCGAGCTCACCGCCAAACAGATTCCGGTGATGAAATTCAGCTTCACCGGTCTCTACAACGCCGTGACCGATGCGGCCGCGCCGACGCCGACCTATACCGCCTTCATGGCGCCGAAGCCGGTCGACACCACCTGGACGCCAACCGGCACGCTGCACGGAATCACCCCGGTGATCTCCGGGATCAGCATCGCCATGAACAACGCCGTCGCCTACCGTAAATTGATTGGCAGCGAATCGGTCATCATCACCGACCGCAAACCCAGCGGCCAGATCACCTTCGAAGCGGGCCTGGTGGCGACCAAGGACTGGTGGACCACCGCGCGCAATGCCACGCTGGCCGCGCTGCAGATTGTCCACGGCACCGTCGCCGGAAACATCATCCAGATCGACGCGCCCAAGGTGCAGATCGGCGCGCCGCAGTATCAGGATCAGGACGGCATCGCCATGCTGCAATGCGATCTGACCTTCACGCCCAACGCCGGCAACGACGAAATCAGCATTGTGGCCAAGTAAGCATGTTCAAGCTTGACCTCTCCCCCACCTACACCTTGCCCGTCACCATCCAGGTGCGCGGCGCAGACGGCATCCATACCACTGGCACGATTCAAGCCGAGTTGCTGCGCATGGGGCCGGATGATTTCGAGGCCTACCACGCGAAAATCCGTACTCAGAATTTGAGCGACCAGGATGTGACCCGGCATGTTCTCAAGGGATGGACCGACCTGGTCGACCCTGCCGGCAATCCGATCCCCTATTCCGACACCGCGCGGGATGCGTTGGTCGCGCAGGTGACTGGCGCCGCCACGGCCATTGCCCGGGCATGGCACGAATCGGTGCTAGAGGACGTAAGAAAAAACTTGTATCCGCCGGACGCCGATGGGCGGGCGGCGGTGAAGACAGCGGTGACAGCTTCGGCGTAGACAGCGACAGCATCAAAGCGCTGCAGGCCATGGGCGCACCGCCGGAAGTGCTGGCCCGCGCCCGTGCCGATGCGCGCAGGCGTGCCGAATTCAGCGTCCTGCCATGCAACCTGGAAGCGGTCAACGTGTTCTGGGCGCTGTCCACGCAATGGCGAGTCGCCAGCGGCATGGCCGGCGCCGCCCGCCTCGGGCTGGATTACACCGCCATCCCCACCACCCTGCGCATGCTGCAGGTTCCGCGCGTGCGCTGGCCTGCGGTATTCGATGCCTTGCGCGTCATGGAACACGCCGCGCTGAAAGTGCAACGTGAAAAGGATCATTGATGAGCGCACTCGGTAACCTGACTGTCAGCCTCGCGCTGGATCACACCAACTTTTCCACTGGCCTGAGCAAAAGCGAGCACGACGCCAAGAAATCCGCCGATGCCATCGGCCGCCAGTTCACCGTATTGAAAGCCAGCTTTGCCAGCCTGACCGGCGTACTGGTCGGCGGCAGTTTTACCGCCTGGGTGAAATCCAGCATCGATGCCGCCGACAACATGCGCGATCTGGCCATTGCCACCGGCACCAACGTGCAATCGCTGGCCAGTTACGAGCTGGCCGCCAAACAGAGCGGCACCACCATCGAAGCCGTCGCCGCCGGCATGGGTAAGTTGACCCTGTTTATGGCCAAGAACGCCGACGAAGCCAAGCGTCTGGGCATCACCGCGCAAGACCCCGCGCAGGCCATGACCCAGCTCGCCGCCGTGCTGGAAAAAGCCGCCACCCCAGCTGACCGCAACGCCATCGCCAATCAGGCTCTGGGCAAAAGCTACGCCGAACTGATGCCGCTGCTCGCTCAAGGCAGCGCCGAACTGCGCGCGCAAATCGCCGCCGCCGAACCCTACGCCAAGAAGATGGCGGAGATGGCGGACAAGGCGGATACGTTCAACGATCAGATGGAGCGTTTATCGCAGTATTCGAAAAGCGCTGGGCTTAGCCTGGCTAACGTATTGTTGCCCGCGCTGAACAACGTGATCGAACAGATGAACGAGGGAAGCCGCATCTTTGGGAGTTTTTGGGCTGCCGCTGAAGTGGGTACCCGAAACCCGTTTAAATCAGCTGGCGACCACCTGAAATCGTTACGCGCAGACTTGACTGCGTTGGAAGAAAAGAAAGCCGGCATCAAGCCAAGCTCAGTCAGTCACATCCTAATCGCGGGAATCGATGAGGACATTGCCAAGACCAAGAAATTTATTGAGTACTACAAAGTCATGCGAGCCCAATCGCTTGGGTTGAAATCGAAAAGCGAACTTGCAGCGGAAGCCAGACAACAGCGAGCAGATACCTCAAACGCGCTGAAATTTAAGTCAGAACAGGACAAATCCGACGCCGATAAAGCCCGATCCGACCGACTCGCGGCGCAAAAAAAAGCGGCAAAAATGGCCGTTGACACCATGAAATACGAATTCGACGCGGCGATGGAAGTTGAGGATTACCGCATCGAGCAGGAAACCAAACGCAAACTCGCGGAACGAGAAGCCGCCCGACAAATTGCCAGCACCGGTTTCGCGGGCGACAGCGAAACCATGGACATGATCCGCCAGCAGGCCGAGCAGATCAGCCAGTTCTACAGCCAGATCGCCAGCGGCGAGGATGTGACCGCCGCGTTCGAGGCCAGCCAGGCGCGCTTGAACAGCATCCGCACCCGCCTGGATGCCGAGGTCGGCATCGGCTTGAAATCGCAAACGGCGGCGCAGATCGAACTGCGGCAGGAAACCGGGAAGTTGGGGGATGAACTGGCCTCGCGCCTGTTGCCGCGCCTCAACGATTTGATTGCCGTTGCGCCCGATGCGGAGACGCGCGAAAAATGGCGCGCGCTGTACGCTGAAATCGGTGGCATGCAGGCCACTGGCAAGCAGGTCGGCCCGTTCGCCGGGTTGCAGGCGGGCCTGAACGAGTATGCGCAGACCTCTACCGATACGTTTGCCACGGCGCGCGATGCAGCTACACGGGCATTCAAGGGTATGGAAGATTCATTGGCCAGCTTCGTCAAAACCGGCAAGCTGGATTTCAAGAGCCTGGCCGGCAGCATCATCGATGATCTGTTGCGGATTCAGTTGCGCGCCAGCATTACCGGGCCGCTGGCCTCGCTTTTCGGCAGCTTCGCGGGCGGCGGCACGCAAACGGCGGCGCCCATCGTCGATCACAGCTTTGCGTCCGGCGGCATCATGTCTGCGTCCGGTGCCTTGCCGCTGCACCGGTACGCGTCTGGCGGCATCGCCAACCGACCGCAATTGGCACTGTTTGGCGAGGGCCGAATGAATGAAGCCTTTGTGCCCTTGCCCGATGGTCGCCGCATCCCGGTAGCCATGAGCGGTGATGGCGGCGGCGTGTCGATTGTGCAGCACATCAGCATCGACAGCCGCAGCGACAAGGCCAGCATCATGCAGGCCATGCAGCAGGCCAAGAACGCCGCCGTGGCCGAGATCAACAACAGTCTGATGCGCGGCGGCCGCACGGCAAAATTGGCCGGGGTGGCCTGATGACGACACTGACCTGGCCCTCCACGCTGCCGCGCCCCGCCGGCCTGACGTTTTCGCTGAAGCCGAACACTCAGGTTTTTCAGTCGCCCCTGACCCAATCCACCCAAACATTGGAAATTCCCGGCGCGCGCTGGGTAGCATCCATCACATGGACCGAACTGGTGCAGTCCGAAATCCGCACCTTGCGTGCCTTTCTGGCCCGTTTGCGCGGCCGCTCCGGCCGCCTGTATTTGTGGGACATGAGCCTGGAAACGCCCGCCGGCATTGCCACCGGCACACCCCTTGTCAACGGCGCTGCACAAACGGGTAGCACACTGACGACGGATGGCTGGACGATCAGCCAAACCGGCATCCTCAAGGCGGGGGATTACATCGGCGTAAACGGCGAACTGAAGGTCATCACTGCCGATGCGAACAGCAACGCCAGCGGCCAGGCCACGCTGACATTCGAGCCGCCGCTCCGGGCCAGCCCGGCCGATAACGCGGCGATCACGGTCAGCGCGCCGAAATGCACATTCCGCCTGGCCGATGATGATCAGGACACCATCCCGATTCAAGCCCCCTTGCGCGGCAGCATCACGCTGAATTTCGAGGAGGTGTTCGCATGAGCGGCCGCACCCTGACCACGGCGGTCGGCAATGCGCTGGCGACCGACAATGTTCCCGCGCTGATCCTGGTTTACCTCGACTTCCCGGACGGTGCGCTGCGCTGTTGCAACGCCGGCTACACCTTCAACTGGGGCGGCTACGACTGGCTCGGGCTGGGCAACCTGGGCCAGATCGACCTGATTGAAGAGGGCGCCGAACTCCAGATGTACGGTGTATCGATGACGCTTTCCGGCATCCCGACGGAAAACATCCAGCGCGCGCTCGGCCAACAATACCAGGGCCGCGCCTGCAAGGTCTGGCTGGCGCCGCTGAACAGCGATTACAGCATCCTTGCCGATCCCTTGCTGGCATTCAGCGGCCGCATGGACACGATGGACATCAGCCTGGGCGAGACCGCCAGCATCCGCATGACCGGCGAAAGCCGACTGACGGATTGGGAGCGCCCGCGCGTCCGTCGCTTCAACGATGAAGACCAGAAAGCGGAGTACCCCGGCGACAGAGGCTTTGAATTTGTCGCCGCGATGGTTGAAAAAAACCTGTTATGGGGCCGCGCATGAACCCACTCACCTTCCAGGCCGAACCGTTCGAATCCTGGCACCGGCAGGCCATCCCGCACATGCAGGCGCACTGGCGCGAGATCGCCTTGCACCAGGACCGCTTCCCGCTCAACCCGGATTGGGATCGCGGCATTGCGCTGGAGAAATCCGGCCAGCTTGCCGCCTATACCGCGCGCGATGACGGCCATTACCTGCAAGGCTATGCCGTGTTCATCGTCGGGCCGCATGTGCATTACAAGGATTGCATGCTGGCCAATGCCGATCTGTTCTACCTCAACCCGGACTACCGCAAAGGCACCACCGCCATGCGCTTCCTGCACTTCTGCGACGCGCACCTGGCCGCGCATTGGCATGTCCATCGCGTGATCCATCGCGTCAAATCCGCACATGACTGGTCGCCGATTCTGGCGCACATGGGTTATGCCGAGTCGGAGCGCGTGTTTGAACGGTTGGTGAACTGATGGCCATCTCCGCCGTTTCCGCCCTTGTTTCCGCCGGCATGCAGGCCCTTGTTTATGGGGCGGTAAATTGGGCGCTGGTCGCTACAACCTTTGTGCTATCGGCGATGAGCCGTGCGCTTGCGCCGAAAGCGCCCTCCTTGTCGAGCCAGTTGCGAGATCGAACAGAAGTTGTGCGCTCTGCGGTGGCGCCGCACCGGGTGGTGTATGGCGAAGTGCCCGTTTCCGGCCCGCTGGTTTTTGCCGCCAGCACCGGGACGACCAATGAATATCTGCACCTGGTCATCGCGCTGACCGGCCACGAGTGCGAGGCCATGACCACGGTATGGTTTGGCGATGTCGAAGTCGGCACGTTGGACGGCAGCGGGAATGTGACCTCCGGCCAGTTCTCCGGCCTGGCGCGCATCAAGTATCACCTTGGCAGCCCCACACAAACCGCCGATAGCGATCTGGTCAGCGAGTGCGGTGCGCAGGGTTGGACCGTTGATCACCGGCTAAAGGGGCGCGGCTACATCTACGCGCGCCTCAAGTACGATGCCACGGCCTACCCGAACGGCATCCCCAATATCAAGGTGCTGGTCAAGGGCAAAAAGGTCTATGACCCGCGCACCACCACCACGGTCTGGTCCCGCAACTGGGCGTTGTGCGTGCGCGATTACCTCACTGCATCGTATGGCCTGCGCTGTGTGAGCGCCGATATCGACGATTCCGCCATCACGCTGGCTGCCAACATCAGCGATGAAGCCGTGCCGCTTGTCTCCGGAACGCAGGCGCGGTACACCTGCGACGGCGTGCTCGATCTGTCGCTGCGTCCCATCGACCATATCCGCAGTATGTTGAGCGGCGGCGCAGGCGCGCAAGTGTATTCGCAAGGTGTCTACCGCCTGTTTGCCGGCGCCTACATCACGCCGGTAGTCACGCTCACCGCCGACGATTTGCGCGGCACCCTTACCGTGCGCCCGCGTATCGCCCGCAAGAGTCTGTTTAACGCCGTGCGCGGCACCTTCGTTGACCCCGACAAATACTGGCAAGCCAGCGATTTCCCGCCGATGACCAATGCGACTTATGAGGCGCAGGACGGCGGAGAACAAATCTTCACCGATATCGAGCTGCCATTCACCATCGACAGCATCCGCGCCCAGCGCCTGGCAAAAATCCACCTGGAGAAATCGCGCCAGGGTATCACCGTCGATTTTCCGGCCAAACTCACCGCCGTCAAGGTGGCGGTGTGGGACGTGGTGCGCGTCACGCTCTCGCACTTGGGCTGGTCGGCCAAGGAATTCCGCGTCACCGGCTGGAAGATGGCCGCCGATGGGCTTGGCGTCGATCTGGTGTTGCAGGAGGAAAGTGCAGCGAGTTGGAACTGGGCCTATGGTGAAGCGACCATCGTCGATCCCGCGCCGGATACCGACCTGATCAGCCCGCTTGCTGTGCCGCCGCCTACTGGTCTGACCGTTTACAGCGGATCCACGCACCAGATCGTCCAGGCCGATGGGGTGCGACTTTGCCGGCTGTATGCCACCTGGACGGCGGCTGCAGATGCCACCGTGCAAAATTACGAGATACAGCACAAGCTGACCACCGATAGCGTCTACGCCAGTGCGGTGATGTCATCGGCTGTCCTGACGGCTTTCCTCGCGCCGGTGCAATCCGGCGCGTCGTACCATGTCCGCATTCGCGCCGTGCGGGCAAACGGTGCGATCAGCGCCTGGGCGGGGCCGGTCACCATTGCCGCCAGTTCTGATGCCAGCACTATCTCCGTCTCGGTCGCCTACGCGGATATCACTGGCACCAAACCGCCGGCAGACGCGGATAAAACATCAAGCAGCATCCAGTCCGGCATCACTGCCACCAGCGGCGGCATCACCTTCAGCGCCGGCGGCGCCATCAAGGGTGGACAGACTGACTACAACACCGGGGCTGGGTGGTTCCTTGGGTATAGCGGAAGTGCCTACAAGTTCTCCATTGGAGATCCGAGCGGCAGTTATCTGACGTGGGATGGATCGGGTTTGAGCTTTGTTGGCACGTTGACCGATCAAACCCTGTATGCAGCCGGAGACAAGCTCTTTGCGGCCTATCGTGTTACGCAGAACACCGCTTCATCGACTTACGCCAAATATGCGGCCTACACCCTTGGGCATGGCGGTACGGTGCGTTGCTTTGCCAATTCGCTTGTGACAAGTGGCACCGGATACATTCAAATTTACAAAAACGGATCAGCCACTGGAAGCATTATTACCGTCACTGGATCGACAAATACATTGCGCTCAATTGATGTGAGTGGATTTTCCGCCGGCGATTCGCTTGAGTTCTGGTTCAAAGCAACGGGCGGCACTTTATATGCGGATGCGGCCCTGGGTTGTTCCAATGTTCAACTTGCGGGTGCATGGAGTTATCCATGATTCCAATTCTATTGATTGTTTTGTCTTTATCTAACCAGCCGCCAGTCATTGAGCAAATCCAATTCCGCACAATTAAATCATGTGAAATTGCAGTGCAAAAGATTGAGCGTGAATTGTCTTATCTGAATGCGCATGCCATTTGCATCGACCGATCTATAGAAAACTAATACCCAAAACACGATCAATCAGAGAGGACCGCATGACCGATCACCAGAAAACGCAGGCGGAAATAGAAGATGAGCGCCGGCACAGAGCGCTGACGGATGAAGACGTGAAAGCGATTGCCGATGAGTTTGAAAGCCGACTTGTGGCGCGCTTTTACGACAATCTTGGTCGCGGCGTCTGGGGACTGATGTGGAAGGCCATGATTGGCGCAATCGTCATCGTTGCCGCGTATGGCGCGGTAAGAGGGGTCAAATGATGCTGCTGATTTCTGATTACTGGATGGGCCGCGACAGCAAATATCGCAGCGAATGTACAGGCGTTATCCGTGCCAATGCCGACGATCTGCTGCGCAAGGTCAATTCCTTGCTCGCCCTGAACGGTCTGAAGCCGGAAAACTCCCCCGCAACCGGATCGCCGATTACCTCCGGATGGAGGCCGCCTGCACTGAATGCCACCGTACCCGGTGCTGCACCGCGCTCAAAGCACATGACCGGCCAAGCCGTCGATCTGTACGACCCGGAAGGCGAGTTAAAGGATTGGTGCGAAAACAATTTATCTGAGTTGGATCGGGCAGGACTTTGGATGGAACACGCCTCTGCCTGTAAAGGGTGGATTCATTTGCAGAGTATTCCGCCACGTTCCGGGCGCAGGATTTTTTATCCGTAGTTAAATATGACGCCAAGTTTCGTTATTAACGATCTTTGCTATTCCGGCGGAAGACATTCCGGATATGCGCGCCAATATAGAATTTGGAACGCCATAAGAGTGCGCATCCCTGATGGCAACAACTTGGTCCCCTGTAAGTTTACTGCTCCCCATGTCTTCTCCTGGTCTACAAAGGCCAGTATCCCATGCGTGCTTAACATTCTGAGAATTTGTAACCCACTCAAGATTATCCGCGCGGTTATCGGTCTTAATTCCGTTTTTATGGTTTACATGCGCACCATCTTTATGCCCTGGAACCCACGCAAGTGCGACCAATCGGTGAACGTAAAACCTTGGCCTATTTTTTGCTCTCAGCGCTGAAACTTTCAAATAACCGTTGTCTGAAAACGTCGGAGTGATTTCTCTCTCTTTGTAGGTTCTTTCGTTTCTAGTGCCCCATCTATTAAGAGCGCCAACATTCTTAAACGACTTTGTTTTAACACGTCCGTCATTCGTTACTTTGAAATATTCAACTCCAGGTATATCAGCCCATTCTTCCATTTGTTTACCTTGAACATCAATCGTTTACACGTGCAGCATTGTAAACAAATAGAGTTAGCGAATCAATCCATTCCGCCCAAGAGCGGTAACCGCGTTTTCTACCCATAGGAGTCAGCGATGAAGTGGATCAAGGACGCACTGACCGAAAGCGACGGGGAAACCTACGACCACATCCGCATGCTGGCTGTGCTGGCCGTCGTGATCGGCCTGGCACTTCAGGTCTGGGTGGTCATTCGATGGGTCGGCCCCGCACCGCAGCCGTTCGACTTCCAGGCATTCGGCCTAGGGTTGGGGGCCACCTTTGCCGGCGTCGGCGCCGCGCTCAAACTCAAACCGGAAAGCCAATGAAATGGAAAAATTTCTTATCTTTGCCCTTGTTTCTGTCCTTGTATGCGGCAGCGTTGGCGCTGTTGGCTATAACCGCGGCCATCGTGCTGCTGCCAAGGATTGCCAGATCGAGCGCGCTGCGGCTGTCCAGCGCGCCACCGAACAAGCACAGGAGATCGCCCGCCAGGACGCTGAAATCTCCAGCGGATTCGAAGTCGAGCGCACCCGCATCCAGACCGTTTACCGCGATAAAGCCGTGGAGGTGATCCGTGAAATACCCGCTGATTGTGCCCGTTGCAGCCTGTCTCCTGATGGTCTCAGGCTGCTCAACAACGCCCTCGCAAGTGGCCACAGTACCCCGCCCGCCAATCCCGGCCAACCTGACCAGCCCATGCGAAACACCCGGCCCGATCCGCTTTGGCACTTTCCCGGAGGTGGTCGGGAAATTGGTGGAAACGAGCGCAAAACTCTCTGAGTGCACGGCGAAGCATGAAGCGCTGGTGCGAGCGGTTTCTCCGCCATGACAGCCACTTTTTGCCCACCTGATTTCTGACTTCCCGCATTGGCAGAGGGTTTACGGCTGATTTGTGCCGGATTTCGAATCCGGTGCTTTCGACCACTCAGCCATCTCTCCTGAATTAAATCAGGTACTTACGCTTGCCGTGGAAAAAGATAAAACGCTTTATCCAGTGCAAGTACGCTTGTTCTGTGCGCATGCTGTAGTGACGTGTACGGATGGCCGCGCGAACCTGATCCAGCAAACGCGGCGCTTGAGCGACAGTCGGCGCTGTCGCGTTTCTTTCGATGGTTTCAATCATGGCGTGGGTCTCCAGTGTGTTTTCCGACGTTATGCGACAGTGGGTGTCGTCGAATTTAAGTTATGTGTCAAATCGTCGCCCGCCATTCGCGGTCTTGTTTTCTGTTAATTGCTGCGTTCATCGCTTCGCCCTGCTTGTTGTAAAGCTCAATCAAATTCACCAGCGCAGCCTGCAACTCTTCAAGCGTGCATGGGCGGCTCTTCAGTTCTGCCAGTTTTGGGGCGGCAATCAAAGCCACGTTGTTTTCAGTCATAGTTTCCTCTCCACACATAACATCGCGGTCAAACCGCTTCGCTTGGACGGTCGGCAAGCCGCCCGCCATTTACCTCGGCGTTATGCGTCACAGTTCGCGCACCGTGATTTCGTACTTCGGCTTGCCGTTGCAGGTCACTATCACCGGCTCTTTGTTCGCCAGCACATGTTCTGCCACGGCTCCGCAGGCTGGCCCGGTTACATCCTGTTTTCCTTCGCCCCAAGTGCGCCCATCCTTCAGCACATGCCCGGCAAAAATACGGTTTGTCAGCGGGCTTGTTCCTACGTGCAGTTCTCGCATTCTGTCTCTCCAAAAAGCCGCATAACACGGCGTGCAAGCGGGACGCGCAAAAATCTGCGCGCCCCTTCACTCAGCGTTATGCCCCTTGAGACACGCCACTAGTTGCCGCGCCGATTGTCGCGAGTCCATCAGCGGGTGGTGCGCCGGCAGTTCGTCGGGCAGTCGTTCGGTAACGGCCAGCGCGTCGCTACCAAGCGCAAGCAGCACGCTCGCCAGATCGTGCAGCGGGTACGGCCCTTTCCACTCTCGCTCGGCGTGGTTCAACTTCACGCACGCGCTCAAGAAGTTTGCTTCCACCGGCCATGCACAGTCGGCAACCAGTACCGCGCCCTGGTCGGCCCAGCGTCGCCACTCATGCCAAAACGTGTTCCGCAAGTGTTGCTTCGTCGGGCTTGTTTGCTCCAGCGGCGGCACGTTCTCGCCCACCCACAGGCGGCTTTCGTCGGTTCCGGCGCACTGTGCCGGGTCGCAAGCCAAGCACCCCTCGTCCAGCCGCTCGCCGTCGCGATCTACCACCACCCAAGCCACCGCGAAGCCCTCGCCGTGAAGGCCGATGCTTTCCACGTCAAACACCATGAATTTGTCTGGCATCACTTCTGTTCTCCGTCGTGAGCCGGGGCATAACCCGGCAGTCCACCCGGACTCGCCGATAAGGCCGGCGAGCCGGTGACTTTTGCGTTAGCCGTCACCAGATCACCGATGACGGCCTCACGATTAAAACGCGGCAATTCGCGCTCCGAGAATCTCGGAGTATTGCCACATCACATCGTTCTGCATCTTCAGGCGCTCCTGCTCTGCTGCATCGAGCGTCGGGAAAATGTCGCTGTTCCCGATGAAATCGCTCAGTGCGTGCGCCTTCTTGTCCAGTTCGGCTTTCTCTTCCACTACTCGTTCTTGGTGCGGTGCCATGTTCAAATCCTTTCGCTGTTGCCGTGCCTTTAGCGGGAGCCGGCTAACCCGTCATTCCACAGGACGCCCCGCGATAAGGCTGCGGGTCGCCTGTGAATTCATGCGTTAGGGCTCAAGCTCAAGCCCCGCCTGCTGTGGTTCGCCAGCAGTCTCTGGCGGCAGCAGCGCCCCCTGTGCTTGCGCCTCTTCAATCCTGCGGCACGCAAGCTCAAAGTAGGCGCGGTCGCGCTCAATGCCGGTGAACTTCCGCCCAAGCTGAGCGCAGGCCACGCCGGTGGTTCCGCTGCCCATGAACGGGTCGAGCACCGTCGCGTTGTCGGGGGCCATGTCAATGCACCAGCCCATCAGCAGAATTGGCTTCTGTGTGGGGTGTCCAACTCGCTCAGCGTTCGTGGCGCCTATGCTTCGCTCGAACTGGCGGCAAAGCATGTCCATGCTCGTCCACGCCAGTTCAAAGTGGCCCATGCTCGGCGGGCCGTCAGGCTTAAACCAAGACAGCCAGCCCCGGCTCGGCGGCAGCGGGTAGTAGTTCCCGCCCCACACAATCAAGTGCTTGCCCTTCTCCTGCAGCAGCCCAAACAGCCAGGGCGGCGGCGTCTCGTCGTCCCAGGCTTTGCCAGCGTGGTTGCTTGCCTTCTTGCCCTTGCCAACTATCGGGTTGGCCGCGTAGCCAATCCCGTAAGGCGGGTCGGTCAGCACTAGGTCGTGCTGCGGCAGCAGCGGCAGCACTTCCCGGCAGTCAGCATGCCAGAGTTCCGCGTTTCCAATCACCACCTTCTCAGGCATTCCATCGTCCTTTCATTCCACCAGAGCCCTAACACTTCGCTCAACGCGACGGCCTACGGCCGCGCGTTAGCTCGGGCGTTGGGCGTCACTTCTTCACGCATGATGCGCCGTGGCTTTGTGCCCAGCGGACGAATTCAAAGTGCATCTCTCGCCTGGCTTGGTCGAGCGCGGCATGCCACACATCAATCGGCCAGCCGAGACGCTCTGCCGTGTTGTCGCCGCGCTTGTCTTGTTCTTTGAGGCGCAGCGCGTCGGTTAAATCGGTAAATCGGTCTTCTTCAATCAATATCGCCCGCATGGTCTTCTCCAGTTATTCACGCCCAACACGGCGTTCAAGGCTCGACCTGGCGCGATAACCCCGCGCCAGTCGGCCTTAACTCATCGTTGGGCGTCATACTTCAATGCCGTGGTTCTTCGCACTACCTTCGTCGAGATCTTCCTTTTGCTGGCGCAATTCCC